GAAGATGGTCAATAACTCCATCCCCAAGAGCTGTCACCCTAGCACGTAAAGTCTGAACCGCCTCCATAGCCTCCACGAACGGATCGCGGTAAACGACATTATCAAGCAGCCAAAGAACATCCTTAGGGATGCCCTTTAAACCGGGATGATAAGGAAGTCTACCCAGATCCGACCCATGAGGGATCAGGTGGCCCTGCTTCTCGAAGTTATCGGGATCGAACGGCTCGCACAATCCTTTCGCTATCCTATCGAGCCGGGATAAAACCTCTTTTACCTCCGGTCCTAGTAATAACTCCTTAGCCTTCAATAAGGCCCCCTCTGTCACCTTGTAAGTAGACTGAAGGGATCGCATTGTCAACCAAGGTAATACTCCTTGGAACAGGGACATTGACGGTCCATGATACGCTACCAAGTAGTTTCTCAGGCGAGCGGGCAAAGACCAAAGACGCTTCGTCAGTGATCCCGTAGCCTTGTATCCGTAACCTAGGAACTTAGCGTAAGCCCCTAGGCCCATACCATATTTCCGACACAATTCTAGACCCGCAGACAAGTTCTTCCGCGAGACCAAAAGTTCTGCCAGAGATACGGCTGAAACGTCGTTCCCCTTATAGAACGTACGTTTTGCGAATTCAAGGCACGTCCCGTCACGAGAGACCAACGACTTATGCGCCCCAATCTGGACCCCAAGGCCCGTCATGATAGCGCAGTAGGCGTCAGCCACTTGTCCCCCCATTATAACTATATCGTCTCCCAATACAGCATAATGACGGTACCAGCTCCACCCCTGTTGATTACGGGTACATACCTTATACCATGCCCACTGCACTATGCAGTGGTGAGTCAGGGCCAGCATGGCCCAAGACGAAAGCGCTCCCATCGGCTGCCCGGTGGCATAGCGTTGAGGCTCTAAGGACCCAACACCATACTCATATTTAAGATATATGTAATAATCTCGTGCAGTGAGGAGAGACGCCCACGCCTTGGCCAAGCGCGGTCCAAGGACCGGGCCTAGCAATGCGACCTGAATTGCCAACGGTAATCGATCCGTCGCGGCGGTAAGATCGAAAGAAAAGAGAGCATAAGCTCGTTTCGGAACGTTCAACCCCAGTCGGACCCAACCCGTAGGCCGGGAACCGGGATATGTTTTCTCGAATAAGAACTTCCCTCTCCTTTATCAACGCAATCAGCGGTTTAACCTGATTGTGCGTACCGTCCTGGCGGATCTGTCTAAACAGTGCGAACAACGCCTCGTGAAGGGGTCGAAGTAACCACTGAGTAAACGGATCCACCATAGCAAAAACTCTTACCTTCCCTGCCGGTTCCACT